GGTGTTTTGTGTTGAAGACACCACGCTTCACACTGGTTCTGAGATCGGTCGGTTCACACCGTCCTTCCAGAAAAGAATACCAAGGGGTAGATGCCAAAGGCACTCGCTCAATCCCATTGACCAAACGGTCATAAAGATAAACGGGAGCAAAAGCATCTCCATCCGAAGCGTTCTTATCTTCCCAGGTAGCGAAGTCAAGCCGAAGGGCCGACCGACTTCCTGTATGCGTATCCTGCCTGGCATTAGTGCCAAGTAGTTTAAGCAAACAGGCTACTCCATCACCATCGATGTCATCTTCAACCTTTACAGGCTGAAAGACTAGTCGACGTTGTTTCCAAGAGCACGTGTCTTTATCCCAACGTAAGTCGGAAGTAAAGGCAAGCGAATGGAAGACGAGTCCTGCTCCAGGATTTCTGGAACGTGGGATTCGTTTACGAGTAGCGCTTTCCAACATCTCTTCTATGGCACGTGCGACATCCCAATAACCAGAAATATACATCTGGTTACGGGTCGAAGCCCATGACATTAGTTGAGATGGAGTCCAGGGTTGCCCAGCCTCAGGCGGAATTTCGCGAGCATAGACAGGTTTTACTGCCGTACCCGCGAAGTAATCTCCGCCACAAGACTCTCGAAAGTGCGAATTCGAAAAAGTCTTGTCGAGGTTAACCCGAAGCCCATAGGACTCAAGGCTCTGGACAACTACGTCCACCAGATCTGCAGGGACGATAATGTCGTCACCGTAGATGTCAATCATGTGAGTTATCTCCTTGATTGAAGCGTTATTTGGGTCTATACCCAGATGACCATGGATAGCCGCCTGGATTATGGTGTAAAACACCATCGATTCGACAGGAAAGCACAAAGCTGATCCCATCGAAGCGTATTTCCAGAGCAGCAAATTTGAGCCATCCGGAAGATCGGCATGTAAAGAGCGTGCGTCCTCAAGGTATTCGAGGATGCATGTTCCCTTGAAAATGCGCTGAACAAGAGCTAAACTAACTCTGTCTGATGCATCTTTCAAGTCAAGGGTGGCAAGCGAACGATCTATACTACCTTGACGAGCGAGTCTCTGGTTAACAGTTTGATCTGTAAACCGAATGCTATGCTTGGTCATAGCATGCGACTGAAGCCTATCAACGATGTATTTCATCAGCGATTGCTGAATATATTGCATCGGGGAAGGTTCAATCGCAATGACTCGTGGTGCCTTTAGCGTCTTCG